AAATGAAATCGGGAAAGGAAACCTTTCTTTATAACGTGAAGGTTATTATATTTGTAAAAACTTTTTTAGGTATGGTTAATCGAAAAAAAAATAAGTCAGTAAAAGTCGTTAAGAAAAAAGTTGTTAAGGAAAAAAAAGATCAGGTTAAAAAAGTCAGGTCTGCCCCTTCGATAGGGTTTAAATATTATAACCTTGTAAGATCGGCTGTAAGTGTCGAATTAAAGAGAAAGGGGATAAAGTATAACAGAAAGGATTTAGGTCTTTATACTTCGGATATATACAGAGGTATAAAGGATAAATACCCGTTAGGTACTCCCTTATTCTTTAAGGCACTTGATAATATTGATATACTCGTTTCTCAAAAGTTTGAAACACAAAGGGTAGGTGAGCCAGTTGATAAGTTCGTGTGGTTCTCTTTACCAGAAAAGTTAAGTTACCTTCCTGCTAATACTTTGATCTACATTGATACCGATGAGTTAATGGGGGAATTTTCGGGGGGGAATAATGAGTACATAGGGAGTTCGTTTAATTCAAGTCGTTTTATCAGTTCGTTAACTCGTGAAATAAATAATAAGTTAAAGCGCAAGGGTTATTTTTATTTTGTTGAGGTGTTTTTCAGAGATGAGGAAAGTAAGAAAGAGTTTTTCTATTTCTTTATGTTGGATGAGAATGATCCTCGAATGAGTTATACGTTAGAGGAGATGCGTGAGTATTTAATAAACAACGTAATTCCTAACATAGATGATGTTTTTAGGCAGTCGGGAGTTATTGATAAAGAAAACTCTGGTTTAGGTTTTATTCAAGCCGATACGGGCTATGAGAATGAAGAGGTTGATAAGAAAGTTCGTGAGCAGGAAGTTCCAGAAATTAAGCCCGTTGTTTCAGATATAGATAAAGAAATAGAGTTAGAGAAAGAGAAGCAAAAGACTATTGAGGAGAAAATGAAAGCTTTTAGGGAGTTGAAAGAGTCTGGAATGACAATAGAGCAGATAAATAAGTTTTTGGGGTTATAGTTTTAATTTGTGAGTGTTTTATTTGTTTCTGGTATTATGTATCATATTATCAAATAAAGTTCCTTAAATCGCTTTATTTTAAGTTAGTGGTTTTAGTGGTTAAAAAGGTGAATAAGGTGAATAAGGTGGAAAAATGTTGAGTGTCGTTCTATAATCCAATATTGATATAGCTTTTAGAAAAAATGTTGAGTGTAATGTTGAGTGTCGAGTTCTGGGTAGTTTTCAAGGTAGTGATCTGGGTAGTTCCGATAGTTCCATAAATGCCATAATCGGAATTATCGGAATTATGTGAACCAATTTTTTACGAAATTTTGTAATATAATGGATCAAAAATATTACTCCAGCGGAGTTTTTAAACTTAATTACCTGATTATTAACACTATTATTTTAAACTCCAGCGGAGTACAAGCGGAATACCGACTAACTACCGACTAACTTATTATGTAAAAATTATTAACCTAATAATCAATAACTTAATACATTTCAAAGTATTTTTAACAAGTATTCCTTGATTCTCTAAACTTTTTTTTAGTTATTTGCACTTATGATTTATAATGATATTAATATATTGAAGAATAATTCAAGATATAGAGCAGATAAAAGGATATATTGTGTTTCTAAATGGTTCGAGGACTGCGAGTATTATAATGTAACATTAACTGAATATTCTATAATTTTTGAAAAATGTTATGGGATTAGTGTTTCATCAAAATCAAGAAAAAAAACAGATAAAAAGTTTATATATTTCTATGAAAAAAATAATATTGAAAAATTTGATTTACCCTATGGTAAATTTGAATTTGATAAGGAAGAATTAAACGAAGATAAAGCGATTGTATATTTTAAATAAATTAAACTAAAAACCCAAAATTATGAGTTACGTTAGCAGAGAAGCATCAAGTTATTATCTTTTAAAAGATCAATATGATAAAGGATTATTTAAAAGAAGATCAGACCTTATTGGTTCGCAAGTTTATGAATATCATACTGCATTAAAAGTCCTTACAGATTTAGGCTTTTTAAAAAAAGTAAATAGCGAATATTATTTAAAAGATTTAAGTGATATGGAATTAATGCTATTTATAAATGAGTTAGAAAAAGAAATCATTATAAAAAATGATAATAAAACAAAAGTTAGAAGGAAAAAAGCAGAATTAAAAGAAAATATAGTTTTAGAATCTATTAATCCAGAAAAAGAAAGTAATGAGTATGTTTCGGATAATGAAGATTTTAATTCTCGTATTTTTAAAAGCGTATCTGTATTAGAAATGAAATTGAATATTTCAGACTATTCAGACGAAGAAATATTGGCAGAACTTAAAAAAAGAGGATATGAAGGAGAATTATATGTTGTTAAAAAACAAAAAATAAAATTGTAATATGGAAACTAAAAATAGCGTAGTTGATTCTCAAAGATATATTGAAACTATGATTAATGAGATTCAAACAAAGATTGATCTAACAGAGAAAGAACTCGAAAAAATATTAGCTAATTTAGAAGTAGTTGATACAAATTTATCCTCACTAAACGAGCAATTAACACATTTTAATTCTTTAAGAAATGAAATATACTAAAAAGCCAGTTACTATTGATGCAATTCAATGGACTGGAACAAATAAAGATGAAATAAGAGATTTTTGCGGTGAATCTTGTATTTTTAATAACATAAGAATAAACAAAGTTAAATTCAAAGAAGCTTTGTTAATAGGAACTCTCGAAGGTATAATGGAAGCATCAATAGGAGATTATATTATCAAAGGAATTAAAGGAGAATTTTATCCTTGTAAGCCTGATATATTTGAACTTACTTACACTAAAAATGAATAATATGAAAAAGATAGCATTTGCCTTATTAAGTGTAGCATTTTTAGGGTGCGAAAAAGCAAATACAGATTGTAATTGCGGAACTATAATTAACGATGATAATTATTTAGATTCAAATTTAAACTCTGTATATACTCTTGAAGTTAGAAACGATTGTAGCGGTAGGGCTAAATTGTTTTATGTATCTAAAGGGGATTGGATGAATAACCACGCAGGAGATAAAACCTGTTTTGATAATATTTCTAATTGGTAAAAAATTAAATTAATATGAAAACAATAGAACAACAAATCGAATCACAAATTCAAAAATTGAAATCTCAATTAACTGGTAATTTACTCGAAGATGGAGAAATACAGCAAGAGATTTATGAACTAAAAAAAATACTTAATCCCAGAATTGAAAATAATCCCGAAGAAGATACAGACGATTATTGCCTAAGTTGTGGAAGTTAAATTTAAAAATTATGACAAAATGTTTTATAGTTAATTGTGATGAGAATAATATTAATGAAAAAAAATATAATGTAATTTATGCTGATCCACCTTGGCAATATGGTAGCAAGGAATTGTACGGAGATAAAACAAAAGGTAGTGATAAACGAGAAAACAGATTTAGAACTATTGAACGTATTTATACCACAATGACTATTAATAACATAAAGCAATTACCTGTAAAAGAAATTACAGATAAAAATTGTGCTTGTTTTATGTGGGTTACTGATAGCCATTTGAAAGAAGGAATTGAAGTGTTAGAGTCTTGGGGGTTCAAATATAAGACAATAGCTTTTGTTTGGTTAAAAAAAACAATTACTGGTAAAAATGTTTTAAATTTTGCACCACATACTCTAAAATCAACTGAAATATGTTTGCTTGGCATAAAAGGTAGTATGAAGGAATTTAAAAAATCAAATAATGTAAGACAGTTAATTGAAGCAGAAAGAAAAGAACACAGCAGAAAGCCTAATGAAGCAAGATTAAGGATTCAAGAACTATATCCTGATGCTATAAAAATTGAATTATTTGCAAGAACAATAGTAGAAGGTTGGGATTATTGGGGAAATGAAACAGATAAATTCTAAACTTAAAAATTATGACAAACATTAGCAACGAAATAATAAAAACAATAAGTAACTGTTTTAGCATACCTGCTGATGCTTTGTTTAATGAAAGCACTAAAAGACCTTACCCAGAATTAAGAAGGATATACTACTACATAATGAGTGTTAATACTAATATTTCTTTGGGAGAAATAGGAAAGCCTTTCGGACAAACATACGCAAACGTATCAATATCTTTAAGAAAATTCAGACTTGATATTAGAGTAAATGATGATTTTAAAGAGTTATTTAATGAAGTGAACAACAACTTACCAAATCAATATAAAGTTTATCTAATCAACTAAAAATAATGAATATAAACAAATTATATAATGCAGATTGTTTAGATATTTTTCCTTTAATTAAAAATGACAGCATAGATTGTTTTTTATCAGATGTTCCATATAAATTAATTCAAGGAGGTCTAACTGGAGAATGTTCAAAAAAATTTAAAGGAATAACATTTAATTTTGAAAATAAAAACACAAAAAATGGAAATGGAAGTTTTAATCATAATGATATAAAATTTAGTGATTGGTTGCCTGATGTATTTAGAGTATTAAAAGATAAATCACATTGTTATATAATGGTAAATGATAGAAACTTGCAGGAATTATTAAATGAAGCAACAAAAAGTAAATTTAAACTTTTAAATGTTTTAGTTTGGAATAAAAATAATGCGGTAGCTAATCATTGGTATATGAAAAATGCTGAATTTATTGTTATGCTTCGGAAAGGAGGAGCAAAATATATAAATAATCAAGGCACTAAACAAATTATTAGAGTTAATAACGTAATAAATAAAAAACACCCAACAGAAAAGCCTATTGATTTAATGAAAATATTAATTGAAAACTCAACTAATGAAAATGATATTGTTTTAGATTCTTTTATGGGTACTGGTGCAACTTGTATTGCAGCTAAAGAACTAAATAGGAATTATATTGGAATAGAATTAGATGAAAAATATTATAAAATTGCTTTTGATAGAATAAATAACTACAAAAAACAAACTAAACTTTTTACAATTTAATCAACTAAAAACCCCCTAAATTATGCAACTAAAAGGAACAATTAAATCAATCGGAGAAACTAAATTTTTTGATTCTGGATTCGCAAAGCGAGAATTTGTATTTGTAACAGAAGATAAATTCCCACAGGAACTAAAATTTGAACTGATAAAAGACCAATGCGATATTATTAATAACTATTCAGAAGGAAGCGAAGTAACAATAGATTTTAATATCAAAGGAAGTGTTTTTAATGAAAAACATTATACTAACTTACAAGCTTGGAAAATATCTTAACACAAAGCCCCTATAAAATGGGGCTTTTTCATTAAATTTGCATAAAAAAAAGAAATGATTAAGTTACCTAATTACCTAAACCTGCTTAAATACAGAAATGGGGATTATATAATTTCAAGGATTAAGTCTAATCCATTACTAACACACTCTGGACTTGTTGTTATTGAAAAAGGAGAAGTTTTTGTATATCATAACACACCTGTTGAAATAAATGCAATAGGCGGTAACATAGTTAAGCAAACTATAAAAGAATATGAGGAAACAAGGGATGTAATTTCTATACAAAGAACTACTCTAACAAAAGAACAAATAGAACAAGCATCAAATGATCTTGCACATAAGAAATTTGATATAGTAATGTTTAATTGCGAACATTTTGTTTATTACATAAAGAAAGGGAAGTACATAAGCCCTCAAATGGCAAAGTGGACTTTAATAGGAGTAGGAGCAATAATGTTATTATATTTCTTACAAAAAAATAAGCCCTTAAAATAAGGGCTTAAAATTACTTTCTCTTTGGGGCTTCAAAGTTTTCTTTAAGCCAGTCTATAAGAGTAATATATTCAATAGCTGCATCTTTATAATATTCAGCGTGAATATCTCTCCATAATTCCAAATCTTTTCCTTCATACCAGATTTTAGTAGTTTGATACATTGAAGGTGCGCCTATATTTTGTTCCATAACTATTTATTTAAAAATTGTTTAAATTCATCTACTGAAATTAAATTAAGCCATTCTGCTCTATTCAAATCGAAGTTAGCATAGTTTACCTCTAATCCTTTTAAATCAATTAAATCCTGCTTTCCTTTACGCATAAAACCAACTCCCCAATCTGTATTTATAACAAACATTTCAAGATAGTTTCTTTCAGCCCTTAATTTAACAAAAGCCTTATAGCAATCTCCAGTCCAAGTAGCTTGTTCTCTTGGTACTTTAGCACATAATTCGTTATTTGGCATCATATCGTGGAATAATATTATTCCACCTTCGTTTAAGTATTTTAAACAATTTATAGCATCTCTGTAAACTTGTTCTGCGTGATGTAATCCATCAATAAAACAAATATCAAAAGTCTTTTCGTTTGTTTCAAAAAAAGTATCTGATTCTTGTTTTATTGTGCTTTTACTTGTAGGATCAGGATCAACTCCTATTTTATCATCACAATTAATAGCATAATAATTTGCTCCAGATTCAACTCCAATTTCTAAATAAGATTTATAATCATATTTTTCTATTAGGGCATTAATAATTTCAGTTCTTGTCATTTTTTTAGGTTTAAGTTTTGACAAAATTACATAAAAAAAGGGCATTAAGCCCTAATTTTATAATCGTTTTTTGTGATTAAGCCATTCTAACAGCAGAACCAGATTTTCTGTAATCTTTGTAAGATTGAATTGGCATAGGTCTTGCTATTGAATAACCTGCTTCTTTTTTAGCTTCTGCTAAAGTAGAGCCAGTATGAGCAAAACCATCTTTACCAATACAGTCAAAACTGCCTTTGTTGTTTTTGTAACAATCTCCACCTGCATTGTTCCATTCGCCATCAGCACTTAACCATTTAGGTAAAGTACCTGCTTTTTTGTTTTTGTTATACCACATACCTAAGCCAATTACAGCAACAGCAGCAATACCTCCGTAAATTAATCCTTTGTTTTTCATTTTGTTTTTAGTTTAATTGTTAATAATTATGCTCCACAGCAATTAGACATTTTTGATTCTGAACCAGAAGTAGCAGCATCATCTTTTTTTCCGTATTTTTTGTAAGCCCATACACCTAATGCAACAGCAATACCAGCGATTAATAAAGTTTGAATTTTCATAATTTTAATGTTGTAAATGTTAATAATATAAGTGATAAAGTGATAATAACAGTCTTTTGTACCTTTTGATTCTTAACTTGTTCTTTTAATTGCAAAACATCATTCTCAATAAGTGATTTATCTTGTAAGCATTCGTCAAGTAATAGTTTTTCGTTTTTGTAAAGCGATTCTTTTTTAATAATAACATTGTCTTTATTCTCTATAATATCTCTTAATAATTTTAATTGTCTTTCGTTTACCTCATTAGTTAATTCAAGCATTTCAACCTTGCTAAATTCCTTTAATAAGAATCTGCTTTGATCTAAACTAAATACTAATAAAGTATCTCCTTTTTTATTTAATATTATGCTTTGAGAATACCCTATAATATTCACGCAAAATAGCATTAGCATTACTGCTATCAAGCCTTTTAAATTCTTTCTCATAAACATATTTTATTTTAATTTTAGAACTCTGTAAGCTATCTGCTACATATACTAAACTATCAGATTTTTTTTCTATTGAATCTATCTCAATTAATAAATTGCAATTTTGTTTTGAAATGCTATCAAATAAATTCTGGAAGTCAGATTTCTTTTGCTCATTAACATAACTTTTATGAAATATATAACAAACTAATATAACTATAACTGAAAAAAATATATGGCTAAATCTCATTTTTATCCTCCTCCTCTTTTCTTACTTTTTCTGTTTTAACCATACTAAATCCTGCATAAACAAATAAAGGACTTGTAATAATTAATATACCTTCTGGAGTAATGTTAGCTATGTTTTTTGAAACATAATCGCATATAATGAACACCGCAACAGAAAATAAAATACCTCTCTCTATTCTCTTTAATGAAAAATAACTTTTCTCATCGGAGAAAACTTTTAATAGTTCCACGAAGAACCACTCTATTTTTTTAATTAAATCTTTCATACTATTTTTTGAAATATAAATCAGATTCCGATTTTCTTCTTCTTACTAAACCTGCAAGTTTTTTACCTGCTGCAAAAACCCATTTATCAAACTCTAAAGCTATTGATGGATCGTTAGGATTAGCATTTACCTTTTTAAGTAATGTGCTGCTTTTTAAGTTACCACTACCGCAGTTATAAGCAAAGTCCACAAGCGCATCAAATTGATTTTGATTAACAGCATCAGTAGTAAAAGCATCTACTTCCTGCTCATACTTTTTAACGGTGCTTCTAAAAATCTCATAAGCCCTTTCTTTTGTAATAGCAGGATCAGTCATTTTAACTTTAACACCATTCTCATAATATGTAGAACCTAATCCTATTGTTGGCACTTTTGCAGGACATAAATAAGGCTTCAAATAAAGACCTTCAAACTCCTCAACTAACTTTAATAAGTTATCGCTACCTTTTGTTACTTTTCCCATTAGTATATGTTTTTAATTATAGTGTTTTTGTATTTATACATAATCCATAAAGCCCCTGCCAAAGAACCTACTGCAATAATTATAGGAAACCAATTTCTTTTAGCGAATTTTTCAGCACTATCCATTGGTTTACCTTTCTTAAAATAATCAACCCATTCAGTAGGTATTTTTTTTAAAAAAACAGACTTAATTTCTCCTACTGTTATCTTTTTATTTTTATTCAAGTCAAATCCACTATTTTGAGCAGCTATCTTTGATGCAGAAAGACTATCTGATTCTATTACATAGGTATCTGATTTAGTCATAGCTATTGGAAAGAAAACAGCCAAATAAAGATCAATATAATTTACTAATTTGCTTTTGTAGTTGTTTAAGTATTTATATACCCAGTCTAATTGTTGAACATTAGACATTTTTGATAAAGCAGAAGTAGTTGTTCCTAAACCTTTAGCAGTAGAAGGTATGAATTGAATTAATCCAGTAGCCCCAGAAGTCTTATTTTGAATAGAAGGACTAAAAGTACCTCCTGTTTCTAAATTCATTACAGCCATTAGCCAATTAGGGTCAATATCTAACTTTTGAGATATTAAAATAACCTTATTAATGAATAAGCTTTTGTTTGTAGTTACTTTATCCTCGAATATTAACATTAGGCAGTTTTTGAAAGATTTTTTGTTGGAATATAAACATCGTAAACATCCCCAGTTCCATAAGGATTTCCTATGTTACTATCCCACTTAACAAGTGAAAGATAATCATTGTGCTTTTTAACAAATGTTCCGATCTCTTGTCCTTTTTTTATTACTTTATAGTTTTTATCTATTGTAGGAGTGAAATACATATTAGTATTTTCAGTAGCGAAAACTTTATTACCATTACTAAATCCATCAGTAGTAGTAGTTTTTTTAACTAATTCAGCAGATATTTTCTTTGAAACAGTTGTGTTTTTAGCGTTTTTAAGTTGCTCTTTTAAAGCATCTATTTCAGCTTGTGTTTCAGCATCTTTTGCCATTAAATCAATTTGTTTTTTATAGTATCTATTGTATATGATTATTCCACCTATCAAAACAATACCGCCTATAATACTGGAAACTAAAATTTTATTGTTCATTTGCTTAATCTTTTTTATCAAAATTAATATACTTGTCAGCTATTCTTTTTAATATCTTAAAAACCTTGCTTGATTCTTCAAAACCTAACCTGCTTAAATTCTCAAAAAGGCTAATTAATAGCTGTATTAGAATAAGATTAATAGTAACAAAATGTATTGCAGAAAAAATGTTTATTTCTTTATTGAAAATAACAGGAACAACAATATCCTTTTTAAAACTATTTATAATTCCTATTATAAGAGTATAAATAACGAGTTTTAATATCACTCTCCCAAACTTCCTGCTCTCGATCTTTTTGCCTTCTCTTAAACTTGCTTTAATGCCAGTTATAAACTCTAAAAAAAGCAAAATTATAAATGAACTAAAAACTAAGCTTGTCAATCCTATATATTTCTCAACAAATATTGAAAAACCACTCAAAAAAACACTTAATACAAAAGCTTTCTTATTCAAACAAAAACCAAACGTGCTTGTAATGAAATTTTTAAAAGTTGGAAACCCAAACTCACTAATAAATATATCTATTGATCTTAACATAATTCCTTTTAAATTTATACTTTACACAAATTTACGCAGTTTTAAATTAAATATTATTAAATATTTAATATAGTTACAGGAATTTGTTGTTCTTTAACGTAATTATCAACATCAACTAATTCTGGAATAGTATCTAAATAGTATTTCTCTAAACACCTATAACCATCAATGCTAACAATTACTATCTGGGCTAAATTAAAATTAGAATATCTTTGTTCTACCCATAGACATTGATTTTCATCTAAAATATATACTTCTATTGGCATATTATAATTTATTATATTCTCTACACAATGTAGCTGTACTTGACGTTGAAACTCCAAAATCAAGTTTTAAAACAGCATCTCCACTACTTGTAATACCATACATACAACCGTTAGGGTGCATTATTGCACCTCTAAATTTACCCGATCCTGCTATCGTTCCAAAAGTAGTAACTTCCTCTGTAATAGGATTTATTTTTAATATTGATGTTGCAGTAAAAGGAATGCCATATATACAACCATCAGGGGCTAATGCTCCACCATACCATTTTTGAGTTGCTGCTGTACCTACTGCATCACCGAATAATCTCGTTTTGTTTGTAGATGGATCAATTTCCATTACATAATCTGAATCTTGTGGTATGCAATATAATTTACCATTTGGTGCTAAAACTATACCTGCATATCTGTTTACAGAAGCCCCAGAAGATACACAAGCAAAAGCTTTAACGGTATTACTATATGGATCTAAAACCAAAAAGCTATCAGAACCGTTTGGTGCATAATAAATAAGTCCGTTAGGTGCTAATGTGCCAAATCCAAATCTTGTATCGCTGCCAAAAGTTGTTGGTGCAGAAATTTGTTTAATAATTTCTTCCGTC